TGTCAAGTCAATGGTAGCTATGGATCGAGAGTCAGGGACCATTTCCAAACCAGGTTCTACCACAATGGGTAGGGCTAACATATCTCGATATGGCAGGAAGCCGCCAAGTATCCTTTTGATGGAGCCTGGGTTTCCTAAACGCTCAAAGAATACAGAGAAACCCGTACAATCAAAAGATGGGTTTGTCGCAACCCTAGCGCACGAGATTGCTCACTTCCTTGAGGCTCTTCCGCTGTTCAATCGGCGCGATAACACTCCAGAAGGAGTACTGAGCCTATATGATCCGTCTCTGCAGAGAAGTCCTTTAAATCTCAACGAATATCATGTCCAGCCAACTTCGTTCAGAGAGCTCCTGTTAGACAGTGTCAGGTATGCTAAGGACTACAATAAAAAAACACTCGAGCTGGTTCGCTTAGGACTTAGTAGTGAAGATGCCAAGCTCATCTTAGAAGAGATTACGAACCTCCAAGACTTCGGTAATATCAACATTGATATTGGCAATGGCACACTTGTTCCCAGCTTTGTTCGTGGCCCATTTGGTGCCGACCCTGATGCTTTTGCAGACGGTTCTCTTAAAGAGTTTGAAAAGTTTAAACAGGAACAAATAGAGGCAGGTGCTAGCCCTGCAGACTTTATCAGTAGCCGCCAGTATCGTGTGTCGGCTATCCAAGCAATGACGAAGCACCGCAATAACTACATGCGTAACCCAGCCGAGTTTGCTGTTGATCCAATCTGGGTCTACATGGTCGATCCTAAGTTCGCCAAAGAAACTATGCCGACTACTGCCGAGTTTATTAGGAAGCTTCTTAACAATGCCGCTTTTAGTAAGGACACCCTACAGTTCTACTCATCACCCATAGCAACGATGGTCGCCGCAGCGTTGGCGATACTCGCAGCCAATGGTGGTGAGGAACCAGAAGAGCAGCCTATCCCACCAGGCGCATTGTCGCCACAAGGGCAGGGAGCTCTTTCGGTTATATGACCGTTAAAAAGAAATACCCTCAGCGAGCTCCGAAACGGAACTACTTTACCGAGTTAAGTAAGACCGCTGAGGGCCGCGCTAAACGTGCGGAGTGGGCTAAAAAGCCTCGCAAGAACCCTGGCAGACCGGCCGGTGTCCCTCATGGTTACACCAAAGAGACCATTGAGCCGCTGCGAGCCAAAGCCAAACAAGAAGCAGAAAGGTTTGTACAGATCATGTCAGACAACGGCGAAGCCCCAGAAGATGATTTCGCTAAAGAAGCCCTCAAGACAGCGGTCGAAGTAATGCGCGTTCCTGGTGAAACCAGGGAGCGTCTTGCGGCGGCTAGGCTTGTCTTGGACTTCACTAAGCAGAAACCAGCATCAAAGTCCGATGTAACTATCGGCAAAGCAGAAGGCTTTTTAGAAGGCCTACTGGAGCAGGAAGAAGAGAGCACTACGGATGGACCAAAAGCTGCAGCAGATACGGAAGAAGCTATACACTAACTTCCCTTATTACGCTAACGCAGCTCTAAAGATCCGCACTAAGCAAGGTGACATCAAACCGCTTAAGCTAAACCAGGCTCAGCAAATACTCGACAAAGCAGTTCAAGCTCAGCTCGATACTGAAGGTAAGATCCGAGTAATTATTCTGAAGGCTCGGCAGCAGGGACTGTCCACCTACACAGGTGGCTACCTGTATTATTCAGTGTCGCAGCAGAAAGCTCGTAAAGCGATGGTGGTTACACACCATGCTGATAGTACTCGGGCCCTGTTTGACATGACCAAGAGGTTCCACGAGCACTGCCCTGAGATCCTGAAACCCCACACTAAGTACTCCAGTCGAAGAGAGTTATCTTTCGACATCCTTGACTCATCTTTCGTTGTTGCGACAGCGGGTGGCGACAGTGTCGGTCGAGGCGAGACGCTTACACATTGCCATGCCAGTGAATTAGCATTCTGGCCTAAGTCGAATGCTGAAGAGGTTTGGAACGGTTTGCTACAAGCGGTACCGAATGCTCCTGGCACTGCTGTGTTCGTCGAGAGTACGGCTAATGGCGTGAGCGGCATTTTCTATAATCTATGGCGAGGAGCGGTAGAGGGTAAGAATGGCTTCGTGCCGGTCTTCATACCTTGGTATGCCGACCCGACATACCGTGAGCCTGTGCCCGATAAGTTTGAACGGACACCCGACGAGATAGATCTCGCTGAGCTGTACGATCTGGATGATGAGCAGTTAATGTTTCGTCGTCGCAAAGTAGCTCAGAACGGTCTCGATCTGTTTAAGCAGGAATACCCCAGCGAGCCTGAGGAAGCTTTCCTGACCACAGGTAGGCCTGTGTTTGATCTTGAGAAACTTCAAGAGCAGTTAAAGAACACCCGCGATGTTGAAGAGCGGCTCGCACTGGAAGGCGAAGACTTCGTCGAGCATATGCGAGGCGAGCTCACGACTTATCGAAAGCACGACCCAGGCGAGCAGTACATTATAGGTGCGGATGTCGCCATGGGCGTGAGCCGAGGTGACTACTCAGTCGCCCAAGTCTTGGACAGTAAAAAGCGACAGGTCGCTACCTGGCGCGGCAGGGTTCACCCTGACTACTTTGCTGATGTTCTGCGCGCCCTCGGTTACTTATACAACGAGGCGAGGCTTATCGTTGAGAATAATGGTCACGGCATCCTAACGTGTACGCGCTTAGGTAAGGATTACGCTTACCCTAACTTCTACACTGAAGTGCAGGTCGATAAGATTACCGACAAAGAGACAATCAAGCTTGGCTTCTCAACTACCGCAAGAACCAAGCCGCTAATTATTGACCAGCTTCGGGCTTCTCTAAGAGAGGACGAGCTGGAGATAAACGACAAAACAACATTAAGAGAAATGCTTACTTACATCGTCACCGACAGTGGTTCGATGGAAGCGGAGCCAGGCTGCTTTGATGATTGTGTGATGTCACTGGCACTCGCCAATCACATACATGAAGGCGCATGGGATCCAATCGATTCAACCGATGATTACTATAGGGATATGGTCTAAATGGCAGACATAAAATCATACAGTGAAATGTCCGACGCAGAGATCACTAAGATCGTTGAGACTAACATCCGCCGAAGTGTGGGTTATTACGATAGCGAAATCTCAACGGAACGCCGCAGAGTAATCGAATACTACAACGGCAAGCTTCCCAAGGCCCCTGAAGGCAAAAGCAAGTATGTGTCTATGGATGTATACGACAGTGTCGAGGGTCTAAAAGCTAGCTTGCTAGAGACGTTTGCTGCTGGTAACCGCATTGTGAAGTTTGCGCCGCAAGGCCCAGACGATGTGGCTAAGGCAGAAGTATGCAGTGCCTACACAGACTATGTCTGCTTCCGGCAGAATGATCTGTACTCGGTAATGAGCTCAGTAATCCACGATGGTCTCACCGCCCGGGCTGGTGTTGCCAAGGTTTACTTTGAGACCAGTGAAGAACAAGAAGAGCAAGAGTTCAGCAACCTTACACAAGACGAGCTGGACATGCTTTTGGCTGACGATGGTGTCGAGCTTGGTGACAGCGAGACGGACGACTTTGGTCTGATGAGTGGGAACGTATATGTTACCCGTGACACCAGCCAGGTTAAGATTGAAAACATCGCGCCGGAAGAGTTTCTAATCGAGCCTCAAGCTCGTGCGCTACACCCTGACTTCATTAACTTCTGTGCCCACCGCACTCGCAAAACACTCAGCGAGTTGCGTGACATGGGTTATGACGAAGACAAAATCAGCAAGCTTAGCGATGCCGATGGTGTCGAGATGGAAACAGATCCTGAAATCCTAGCTCGCCACGAAGGTACCGGCTCCGACCGAGGGTTTAGTGCCGAAGGGTACCAAGACCAAGTACGTCAAGTGATGTGCTATGAAGCGTACATCCAGCTAGACAAAGAAGGCACAGGAACAGCTAGTCTTTATCGCGCCTTCATGGCGGGTACTACGCTGCTCGATTGTGAGCTCGCAGACCGCATTCCGTTTATCGCTTTTGTACCAATCCCGATCCCTCACGCCTTCTTCGGTAGCAACTTCGCCGAGAAGCTTGTCGCCACGCAGAATGCTCGCACGGTACTTACGCGCTCTATCCTAGATCACGCTGCGATTACCAACGCGCCTCGCTACATGGTTACAAAAGGCGGTTTAACCAACCCGCGTGAATTGATCGACAACCGTGTCGGCGGCTTAGTTAACGTGACGCGGCCCGATGCTATTCAGCCGATGCCGCAAGCACCTCTTAATCCGTTCATCTTCCAGACTATTAAGATGCTGGACGAAGACAAAGAGGACACCTCAGGTGTGTCACGTTTGAGCCAAGGCACGAACAAAGATGCTGTAAGTAAACAAAACAGCAGTGCGATGATCGAGCAGTTGGCCTCAATGAGCCAGACCCGTCAGAAGATTATTGCTCGCAACTTTGCCAACCAGTTTATCAAGCCGCTCTTCCACGAGGTGTACCGCCTTTGCGTAGAGAACGAGGACTACGAGAAGATTATTCAAGTAGCCGGAGACTTCATAGCGGTAAAACCAGGCGACTGGGAGCAGAAGCGCGATGTTATGGTTGAGCTAAAGCTCGGCTACGGAGAGGCAGACAAAGAAGCTCAGAAGCTTGCAAACCTGCACGTTACTCTCAGCCAAGACCCAACACTTTCACAGTTATACAAGCCTGAGAACGCTTACGCGCTCATGCGTGATGCAATGCGTCACCAAGGCATCATGAATGTTGAGGAGTACTTAACGCCTCCCGATCAGATACCACCTCCGCAGCCTGATCCTAATGCGGACATGCAAATGCAGATGGTGGCTAAACAGCTCGAGATCCAAGATCGTCAAGTTTCGATCAGTGAGCAGAAGGCAGCTTTGGAAGCCCAAATCTCCCAAGCCAAATTGGAGCTCGACAGAATGAAAGCACAGAACGAACTGGCGATCCGGTCGGATAGTCAGGACTTGAAAGAGGAACAGTTCTTGCACAAACAGCGGATAGACCAAGCCGAGCTCCAGCTCGCCCGTCTGAAGCAAAACTAAGGAAAGCAAATGAGCACCACAGAGCAAGAAGAGCAAATGATCCATCTCGGCGACCTCGCGGAGCAGTTAATACAAAGCGAGGCATTCTCCGTAACGATCAATTCATTAGTGGAAGCTACGTTCCAAGCATTCGTCAACACTGCACCTGAGCAGGACGATGAACGTCAACGTGCCTACACGCATTACCGTGCAATCGTCGATATCACTAATACGCTACGCCAGCGCGTAAGCATTCGTGATGAAATCAACGCAAAGCATGACGGTGACAACAACCAAACTGAAGAGGAAAGCTGAGACCATGTCAAACAACGTCCCAGATAATACTCAAACAAATACCCCGCTGTCTGTCGATGACGCGGCGGATGCACTCTTGGCTCGCTGGACTGACGCTGATGAAAATCAGCCATCAGAAAGCGATGTTCCAGAGGCAGCAGATACGGAACCCACCCCCGAGACTAATGGTTCCGATCTGGTCGATGAGCAAGATACCGAAGTCGAACTAGACGACGATCAAGATCTTGAAGGCCCTGAAGAAGAGGAGCTCGACGAAGACGACTACGAAGATGAAGATGATCAAGAAGAAGAAGAGACAGAGGAAGAGGCCGAAGAAGCCCGCAAACTGTCCAGTGATGATCTCGTCTCAGTAACCGTTGACGGAGAGACCCATCAGGTACCTGCTAAGAAGCTTGCGCGTCTTTATGGACAAGAGGCCTCGCTCACCCGAAAGTCTCAAGAACTAGCTACCCAGCGTAAAGCTGCAGAAGAGGCAGTGGGTAAAACCAGTGCAGTTATGCAGCGGATGCTTGAGAAGGCTGAAGAGGCTTATAAGCCTTACGCCGATGTCGATATGTTGCTTGCGTCTAAGACCATGTCCGACCCGGACTTCGCGCAATTGCGTAAAGAAGCCCAACAAGCTGAGGATCAACTTAAGTTCCTTCGTGAAGAAGCCGACACCTACTACTCATCAATGCGATCTGAGCAAGATAAGCTTCTGCAGGAGCAAGCCCAGACAGCAGTGAAGGTGCTGCAAGAAGCAGTGCCGGAGTGGTCCAATGAGCTCTATAATGACATCCGCACTTATGCGGTTGCCCAGGGCTTGCCGGAAGAACAGGTGAACATGATTGTCGATCCTAACTCGATCATGATCTTGAATAAGGCGCGTCTTTACGATCAGGGCAAAAGAGTTGCTTCGGTCAAACGCAAGAAAGCATCAACAAAGAAAGTCATGCGGTCTCAAAAGGCACCGCCAAGTAACAAGCAGTTACGGACAGAGAAGCTTGCTAAGTCCCGTGCCAAGTTGCACGAGCGCGGCAGCGACATTGATGACATTGCTGATGCGCTGATGGCTCGCTGGGAAGAGTAAAACCCCCCGCTGAAACATTGAAAGGAATAAAACAATGGCAGCATATACAACTTACGACCAAGTAGGTCTGGCAGAGTCGGTTGAAGACGTAATCCACGACATTACGCCCACCGATTGCCCGTTCTACAGCCTCATCAAGAACGAAAAAGTAAACGCTCGTACCTTTGAGTGGATTGAAGATAGTCTTTCCGCAGCAGCCGACAACGCCCAAGTAGAGGGCTTTACGGCAACTGACGGAACGCTGACTACACCTTCGACCCGTTCCAATACGACCCAAATCATGACCAAAGTATTCAACGTCACAGCAACCGCTGATGCCGTTAAGACTTACGGTCGTGCCAAGGAAACTGCGTACCAGCTCGGAAAAGCACTAAAAGAGATCAAGCGTGACTATGAACGCGCCATGATCGGCGTAGACAACGCTGCTGTAAACGGCAACGGATCTACTGCTCGTGAAATGGCTTCTGTGTCGCAACAGATCTCTACAACGGTTGATGCCGGTGCAGGTTCTGCTGATGCGCTCACTGAAGCTAAGCTTCTTGAGCTGGGTCAGGATTGCTATGACAACGGTTCCGACCCAAGCATTCTCATGATTAAACCTGCCGATGCTACCATCGTAGCTGGCTTTGCAGCCGCCTCAGGCCGCAATCGTGAGTTCGCTCAAAGCCGCGAGCTGGTCAACGTAATTGACCTGTACGTCTCGCCGTTCGGTGAGTACCGCGTTGTACTCAACCGCCACCAGCTCAGCACCAATGCGTTCCTCATCGATCCGTCGATGTTCCGCACGGTGTCTCTGCGCCCATTCACTCGCACTCTGCTTGCTAAGCAAGGCGACAGCGACCGTCACATGGTCACTGGTGAAGTATCTGTCAAGCACAGCAACTTCGCTGACTCGGGCATGATCACAGGCCTTTCTTAGGCCTCTGATTGACTGATTGGGAACCCAGGGGTTTGCAGGTTTCTGCTCTCCTTACTGCTGCCCCTGGGGGACCTTTCAACGACATAAGAAAGGAAGCATCTATGTCTGATACGAAAGACACAAAAGCAATACACGACATCAAAGAGGAACTGATCCAAGACGGTGATCGCGTTACTCGTAAGAAGTCACAAATCATTCCACAAAGCTTTATCCAAGATCTGCGCGATCAACGCTTTAACAGCTCGCACACGCGAGAAGGCGACACCCAACGTCTTGCGTCGATCCCTGTAGCAGTCCACGAGAAGTGGCTGCGTGAAGGCTTTGATCTGTTCCAGCATTCTCACAAGGATGTCCTGAGGCGTTTGAAAGCCGAAAACCTTGACGCATTTATCACAACTAACAAGCAGGTGTAATCAATGAGCCTTTACAATAATATCCACGCTAAACGTAAACGCATTAAAGCCGGATCAGGCGAGACTATGCGTAAAGCCGGAACTAAAGGCGCACCTAAAGCTTCTGCTTTTAAGAAAGCCGCCAAGACAGCCAAGAAGAAGCCAGCCAAGAAGCGCGGCAGCAGGTATGCCTGATCGTGACGCTTACCACGCAAGGTTATTTCGTGATTTCCGCAGCGCATACATATGGGCATCGGAGCTTGGCGAAGGCAAAGGCACTTCCTTTAGCTTTGAAGTGGATTGGGACAGCGAGGCATTGGCTTGGAAGGCAATAGCCAGATGGACGGTAACTACATCCAATAGAGAGGATCAATCGCAATGAATTACGGCGATCTAAAAGCGCATTTTAATGACGTGCTAAACCGCAGCGATATCAGCACAGTACTAACTGAGCGTTTTATCGACCA